TCAGGTTGACACAGCATGGACTTTGATTCAAAGTAATGGTAGAATAATGGTCTATGGATATCAATAACGTAAACTCAAAGGTTTTAGAAGAAGAGTCAACTCTTGGAATTTATGTCTGGGAAATGCCAGATGGAAGGTGGATAGGCGATGACGAAGGAAACTATCTTTCAGTTACCTCTAAAAAAGGAAACACAGATCGAATGGATGCGCTTACTAGAGAAGTACGCACGTTTGGTATATATGAGGGCAGGCCTGTATTCCTTTCCGCAAGAAGAAAAATTGATGACGAAGAATTTGAATACCAGCAACAAAGACTTAAATGGGGGCTAGTCCCAGATCCTTTGGATATCGGTAATTATAAAGATGAAGTTAAAAAGTATGGTAATTTAAGGGGATAAAAATGGAATTTATTGAAGAAGAAAATGAAGCAGTAGAACAAATTCAGCTATCTAATGTTGCTGATTGGTTTTCATTTAACAAGTCTACAGAAATTACAAGTAACGATCCGTTTACCATAGACCTAGATGGAATTAAAAAGCTTAATGGATTAAGCCCAGCATTTCGACGTAAAGTAGGGCGTGAGTTTACAAAAGCATTTACAGGAATTGAAGAAACTGGAACACAGCAAAATCTTCTAGCGCAAGCAATTACTGGCTATGCCATGTTTGACTTAATTGAACCAACATATAACTTAGAGTATCTATCTCAAATCTATGAGACATCTACATATAACTACGCAGCAATTAATGCTAAGGTTTCAAATATTGTTGGACTAGGATATGATTTTATTGAAACTAAGAAAACAAATGACGCCTTTGATTCTATTTCAGATGATAGACAATTGGAACGGGCACGAAAGAAGATTAGTAAATTAAGACAGGATCTACAAGGATGGCTTGACCAAACAAATGATGAAGACACCTTTACTCAAACTTTAATTAAGGTGTATACGGACTATGAAGCTACAGGAAATGGTTTCCTAGAAATTGGCAGAACAACTGCTGGAGACATTGGCTATATTGGGCATATCCCAGCAAAGACTATGCGTATCCGTAGACTGCGTGATGGCTTTATTCAATTGCTTTATGGCAAGGCTGTATACTTTAGAAACTTTGAAGATATGGATACCCCAAGTCCAATTACTTCTCAAGAGGATCGCCCAAATGAAGTTATTCATTTTAAAAAATATACCCCTATGAATAATTATTATGGTATCCCAGATATTATTGCTTCACAAATGGCATTGGCTGGAAATGAATATTCAGGTAGATATAACCTAGATTATTTCCAAAATAAAGCGGTACCAAGATATATTATTACAGTAAAGGGAGCAAAGCTTTCTCCTGAATCAGAACGTAAATTACTTGAATTTTTCCAGGTTGGACTAAAGGGTAAAAATCACAGATCCCTATATGTTCCGCTTCCTGCTGATACTCCAGATTCAAAAGTTGAATTTAAGATGGAGCCAATTGAAGCTGGTAATCAAGAAGGCTCATTTGAGAAGTATCGTAAATCTAATAGAGATGAAATTCTATTGGCTCACCGTGTACCAATTAATAAAATTGGAACTCCAGAAGGAGTTAATTTAGCGGTAGCTAGAGATGCCGATAAAACATTTAAAGAGCAGGTTTGCCGACCAGCCCAAATGATTTTAGAAAAGAAATTAAATAGAATATTCTCTGAAAAGACAGATGCCCTACAACTTAAATTTAATGAATTAACTTTGACCGACGAAGATACTCAATCTAAAATTGATGAGCGTTATTTAAGAATGCAGGTAATTACCCCTAATGAAGTTAGACTTAGAAAAGGCATGATTCCTCTAGAAGGCGGAGACAAAGTAATTGAATTAAAGCCACAACAGGCAGCAGATCAACAGGCTAAATCTACTGGAAATAAAACTAGAGATCAACAAAGATCCGCAACTTCCCCAGATAAATCTGGTGAGGCCAGAAATCCAAAGGGCGATGGTGCCCAAGTTGACTAAGACCACTCAACTACTATTTGCCTTTTTATCGACAAAAAGATAAAATTGAGCATATGAATATCGAGAAATCACATTGGTCTAGTGAGGGTGAAAACCTTCACTTATCAGTCCCATTCACAAAGGTAAACAGAGAGCAAAGAACAGTCTCTGGTTTTGCCACATTGGATAATGTCGATCAGACAGGCGATGTTGTAACTGCCGAAGCCAGCATTAAGGCATTCGAAAATTTCAGAGGCAACCTTCGTGAAATGCATCAAGCAATCGCAGTAGGTAAAGTTGTTTCATTTAGACCAGAAACTTATTACGACCAAGCTACAAAAAATTTCTATAATGGAGTTTATGTAACTTCATACATATCAAAGGGTGCACAAGATACTTGGGAAAAAGTTCTTGACGGTACGCTTTCTGGTTTTTCAATCGGCGGAAAAATTAAAGATTCAGATAATGAAGTTAACAAGTCAACAGGACAATCAGTTCGTTTTATCAAAGACTATGATCTAGTTGAACTTTCAATTGTTGATTCTCCAGCAAACGAATTATGTAATATTTTTTCAATTGAAAAAGTTAATGGCGTAATGGTCTACAAAGGCATTGCTACAGAGATGAGTACAGAAAATATTTTTTACTGCGAAGACAGCGATTCAGTTTTCATGTCAACCGAAAAAACATTCGACTCTCCAGTATCTGGAAAGCCAGCAGTTCTAATTGGTTGGGTAGAAACCGCAGATGTAAATAAAGCGAAAGAAGTAGAAAAGATTCTTGATTCATTTAGATCAAGATTTACGTTGCCTGAAACACAAAAAATTGCAAAACAGGCAAACGCAGAAGGAGGTAATGAAGTGTCAGAAAATATAGAAAACGTAGTTGCAGAAGATGCAGTAGCACCCGAAGCAATCGTAGAAGAAACACCAGTTGCTGCTGAAGAAGCACCAGCTGTTGAAGAAGCTCCTGCAGAAGATGCAGTAGCAGATGCTTCTGCTGAATCTCTGGAAAAGGCAGCCGATGTATCAGAAGTTATGGTTGATGAACCTGATTTTGCAAAAATGTTAGGTGATTTAAAAGGCTTTTTCTCAGAAACTTTATTCAAGGCGTCAGAAACAAATGCTGCACAGGTAACTGCTATCAAAGATACAGTAGAATCTTTCAGCAAGAGTGTTGATACTAGAATTTCAGAGTTGGCAGAACAACATACAGCGCTATCAGCTGCTGTAAATGAAATCAAGGGCACCATTGATGGTGTTCAAAAGCGTGTAGATGCTGTTGAAGGCGAAACCGCAATTAAGAAGTCTTCAGATCTTGGCGGATCTGAAGTTGTAACAAAATCAAAATCAAAATGGAACGGTTCTTTCCTCGGTTCCGTAAATGAAATATTTAACTAAGGTAGGTAAAAAATAATGAGCAATGAACTATTAAAAGATATTGCAGCTGGCGCAGTAGCGACAGCAGGATTCGCTTCCACTTCAGGTGGAACAGGAATTCACACCGCTTCCGAAAACGGCAACGGTGGTTTACTTAACCCAGAACAATCAGCTCGCTTCCTAGACTATATGTTCGACGCAACCGTAATTGGTAAGGTCGCACGTACAGTACGCATGAAGGCAGATACAACCGAGATTGATCGTATTGGTGTTGGCGAGAAGCTTATGAAGCTCGCTACAGAAGGTTCAGATACCGCAACAAACGGTGCTGTAACATTCTCAAAGATTTCTTTGACAACAAAGAAGCTTCGCATGGATTGGGAACTTTCAACTGAGTCTCTAGAAGACAACATTGAAGGTCCAGATCTAGAAGATCATATTGCACGTATGATGGCAACACAAGCTGGTAATGACATTGAAGACGTAGTTCTTAATGGTAATACCGCATTGTCATCAGACGCACTTTACAAGTCATTCAATGGTATTGTAAAGAAGGCTAAGACCTATGGTAATGTTGTAGATGCAGGTGGAGCAGCCGTTTCTCGTGCTGTATTCAACTCAGCTCTTAAGGCACTTCCACGTAAGTACAAGCAACGTCGTACAGACCTTCGCTTCCTTGCTGGTTCAAACCTGGTCCAAGACTTCCTATATAACAACAGCATTGGAACAAACCAAACAATTCCACAGGATATTGCTTCAAGCATAATCCGTGGTGAGGTTGCCCCACTAGGCGGACCTGCAGGATACGTAGCTCCTTACGCATTTGGTATTCCAATTGTTGAAGTTCCGCTACTTCCAGAGACACAGACTGGCGACTACTCAGGCGCAGCTGGTTCACACGGAGATATCCACTTGACATTCCCAAATAACGTTGTTATTGGTATCAAGCGTGATGTAACTGTATATCGTTTCTTCTGGCCACGTAAAGACTCAATCGAATATACAATGTATACTCGCGTTGGTGTCCAAATCGAACAAGCAGATGCTTGGGTCGTAGTAAAGAACGTTAAGGTTGCTTCTTAATTAAAACAGCTATAGAAAGGCCCCCGATTAATTTCGGGGGCTTTTCATTTTAATTTACTAATGCTATAATAAACATACCTAGACTAAGGAGATTACCATGTCATTCGAGACATTAAAAGTTGCAGAATTAAGAAAAGTTGCAGAAGATTTTGCCGTAGACACAGACGGCTTAAAGAATAAAAATGATATTATTGCGGCATTATCAGAAGAAGGCGTGACCTGGGCTGTATATGCTAAGACGCTTAAGGATATTGAAAAGGCGGAAGAAGAAGATATTTCTGATGAGATACTTCCTAAGTTTGATCCAAAGAAGGATCAGGCAGAGGACACGGTACTTGTTAGAATGACCAGAGCTAATTTCAGATACGATATTTTAGGACATACCTTTACAAAGGATCATCCGTTTATTGCTATGAATGAAAAAGATGCTCAATCAATTTTTGACAAGGAGGAAGGTTTTAGATTAGCTACCCCAAAAGAGGTTCAAGAGTTTTATAGCTAATCATTACCAAATATAATGGCTGAAGTTTATACAGAAAGTAGTACCCCCGTTAAAACTAAGATTTTTTACGGAGGAGAGGTAGTAGATGCAGACGGAGATGTTTCTGTAACTATTTATGATGTTACAGAAGATCCAGCAATTATTCCTTCGCTGAATCCCACCACCTCACTTGCTGTATTAACAACAACTAAGTTAGATAATGATTTTGGAACATATCAAATTATTCTTCCAAGAACATACACAGCCAGACAAAGAAAATTTAAATTTGTCTGGAGCTACCTTATAAATTCAGTTGCTCATTCCCATACAACTTACACAGATGTAGTTACTCCATATGCTAATTTAGCAGAAGTTTATGAAGACCTAAATATTGGAACAGATCCTAGCGATCCAAATTACAAGACGTATCACGAATTAAGAATGGCAGAAAAGTACGGAAGAAAGATAATTGAAAATTATTGTAATCAGCAATTTTCTGTATATGATGACGTCCAGGTTGCATATGGAGCGGGAACAGATATTCTTCCACTGCCCTTTAAGTTGCTACAAATACATGAGATATACGCAAACGATATCTTGCTAATAGATAATGTT